GGGGGCTCCGCCCTCGACGACCACCTCGAAACGGTCGCCGCGGCCGCCGCCCTCGCCGGAGCTACGTCTTGACTGAGCCTACCGCCGCTGACGCCTACCAAGCCGCCCGCGCCGCCGCCGCCGCCAACGAAGCCAACGAAGCCTACGAAGCCGCCTACGCCGCCTACGACGCCGCCATAAAGGCAGCCAACTCCGCCTACGCCGCCCTCGAAGCCCTCGACGTCGCCGCTAAGGAATCTACCTCTTGAGCTACGTCAGCCTGCATCTCACGTGTCCTATTGACGGTCCCGCGGCGACGGTGTCCATCTACGACCAGTGGCTGGCGGGCTCGAAGCCGAAGGTATTGATCCAAGGTCGGCCTGGGGATGGCTCCTTCGTCGAGTTCGTCGGCGACGCCGACACCGTCGCGAGCCTTCGAGAAGCCGCTGATGTGGTTGAATCACTGATCGAACGGGGCGTAGAGTCGGCCTAAGCCTGCGGGCGTGCGGCTCCGTCCCGAAAACTAATGGGCGGTCGTCTAATCGGTAGGACTTCGGACTCTAACTCCGACGGCGTCAGTTCGAGTCTGACCCGCCCAGCCCTTTGAGTGGGGATCGAGAGAACTTGAAAGAAGTCTTCAGGGAGTACCGCGAAGCCCTCGCGGCGATGGACGAAGCGGCGGACGACCCGAAGTGGGAGCCCTTCGACATTTGCGATCCCAGCACCTATTGGCCGTACGAGGTCGAAGACGATTCGGAGACGGTCTGATCGACACCCCTTACTACCATCTCGTGCCGAAGGGAATGGCCGCGAATATCCGATTTCGCTAGGCCATCATCGGTTAGGCGAACCGCGACGCGGGCTTCGCGGCGGCGTAGCGGTAGATGTGCAAGGCGGATCCCCTCTACCACCTGAACGTTTACGGGTTCACCTACGACCCTCGCAAAGAGCCGAGCGAGATCCCCTTCCTCACCTATCCGTACCAGGATAAGTTGATCGCCGACTTCCACGACGCGATCCGAACGGGCGAGGACCTCGTGATCGCCAAGTCCCGCGACATGGGGGCCACGTGGCTCCTTATCGCGGTGTTCCTGCATCGGTGGCAGTTCGGCGGGTTGTGTTCTTTTCTACTTGGCTCAAGAAAAGAGGAATATGTTGACGGAGATGCGCGTTCACTTATGTGGAAGGCAGACCGTCTTCTTCAGTGGTAGCCCAAATGGCTGCTGCCGAACTCGAATCGCACTCGAATGCACCTGACCAACCTCGACACTGGCTCGTCGATCGACGGCGAGTCCACCAACTAGAACTTCGCTCGCGGCGACCGCCGAACCGCCATCGCCCTCGATGAGTTCGCGGCCGTCGACACAGGCCATGCGATCCTACGAGCGACCCGCGACACAACCCGCTGTCGGATCTTCAACTCGACCCCCAACGGGTCGGGCAACGCCTTCTACGACCTCTGCCACCCGCCCTCGCAGATCCGCCGCATCGACTTGCCTTGGATCTTGCATCCCGAGAAGGCCGAGGGGTTGGAGTACACCGAGGACGGTAAGCCGACCTCGCCGTGGTACCGAGCCGAGTGTGCCCGTACCGTCAACTCCGTCGAGATCGCTCAAGAGATCGACATCGACTTCAGCGGGTCGAACTACCAGTTCTTCGACTCCGAGATGGTGCTGCACCTGAAGGCCACGACCAGCGAGCCGTACCAAGTCGGGCGGCTCGACCACGACCGCGACGGCGAAGTGATACAATTCGAAGCGGGGCGGGGCGGTAACTTCCGACTCTGGACCGAGCTGGACGCGGGCGGCTGGCCGATGACCGACCGCCACTACGTTATTGGGGCCGACATCGCAGCGGGAACGGGTTCTTCGAACTCGACCCTCTGCGTTTTCGACGTGAAAGAGGGCCGCAAGATCGCTGAGTTCGCCGACCCCCACCTCCGACCCGACTAGTTCGCCACCCTCGCGGTGGCTGCGTGTCGTTGGTTCAAGGGCTCCAGCGGGAACGGGGCGTTCTTGGTGTGGGAGCGGAACGGCCCTGGTCGCATCTTCGGCGATCGGGTCGCTGAACTCGGCTACCGCAACCTCTACTACCGCGAACGCGAAACAGGCTTGATCGCGGAGCCGACCGACGCGGCGGGCTGGTCGAGCAACGCCGAGACGAAGGTCGCCTTGCTGGGCGACTATCGAACGGCCCTCGCGAACAACCGCTTCGTGAACCCCAGCCGCGAAGCGGTTGATGAGTTGGGCGAGTACGTGTTCGTCGGCAACTCCGTCGAGCACACCCGCTCCGTCTCCAATGCGAAAGAAGATCCCAGCGGAGCCCGCAACAACCATGGTGACCGCGTGATCGCGGACGCCTTGGCTTGGCGTGGAGCCCTACGGCGGCCCCATAGGGCCGACGCGGGGGTGGTTGACCCGCCCTTCGGTTCGTTCGCCCACCGTCAAGCTCGCCGCCGCCGCGGGAAGGACTCCTAATGGACCGTCTACAAGTCAATCAGCTCCAGAAGGCTATCTCGTGGTCGCGACGATAGCTAGAGCCCTTCCGAAAGAATCGCGTGAACTTCCTGCGGGAGTACGTAGGTTCAAACTATTCGAATGACGGGGCGAAGTAGGACGTCATCGTCAACCTCCTGGAGACGATGGTCAACACCTACGTCCGCCAGTTGATCTCGCGGGACCCCCAGTGCCTCATCGACACGAGAGTCCCGAAGCTTCGGGAGCGGGCGAAGGAGTACACCCTCGCCGCCAACCACATCTTCAAGGAGATGCGGCTCGGTGACGCGGCCCGCGAATGCACCTTCGACGCGATGTTCGGCATGGGCGTGATGAAGGTCGGCCTCAAGCCCAACGAGATCGGCAACGCCGAGTCGTGGGAGTACGATACTGGGAAGCCCTTCGCCGAGCCGGTCGGTCTGGACGATTGGGTCCACGACATGACCGCAAAGCGAATGGACCAGTGCCGCTACTTCGGCAATCGGTACCGCCTCCCGCTCTCGCTACTGAAGGAAAGCGGCCTCTTCGACGGTAAGCAAACCGAACGGATGAGTGCCACGCTCCAAGACCTTTACAACGAGACGGGCGACGTGAGGGCGTCCTCGCTTACCAAGCGGGAATCGTACTACTCCGACGGCGAGTACGAGCCCCACGTCGAGCTGTACGACATCTGGCTGCCGTTCGAGGGCAAGATCCTCACCATCCCTGCTGATATGTATGGGATGAGCTACCGCGAGCCGATTCGGGAGATCGACTGGAGCGGCCCCGAAGAAGGCCCCTACCACATCCTCAGCTACTCGGACGTCCCCGACAACACGATGCCCCTCGCCCCCGCGGCGAACCTGTACGACCTCCACGTCTTCCTCAACACGATCTACCGCAAGCTCCGCAACCAAGCCGAGCGTCAGAAGGAGATTCTGGGGTACGCGGGCGAGGCCGACCAGGACGCCCGCCGAGTCGTGGACGCGGGCGACGGCGAGTCGATTCGCCTCGACGCCCCCGACAAGCTGAACAACGTCCGCTTCGGCGGCATCGACTCGAACCTCCTCGCGATGTTCTTGAATGGCAAGGACCAGTTCAGCTACTTCGCGGGCAACCTCGACGTGCTGAGCGGGCTGGGGGCTCAGTCCGACACGCTCGGGCAGGATCGCCTCATCGCCCAGTCCGCCTCGCAGCGGCTCTCGGAAATGCAGAGCCGCACCGCAAAGTTCCTCACGAGAACCATGAAGTCGGTCGCTTGGTACATCCACGACGACCCGTCCCTTTCGGTGTCGGTCGAGAAGCCGATCACGTCCCGCCGCACCCGCACGATCGTCTACGACGCCTCGCGACGGGAGGGGGACTACCTCGACTACAACTACGATCTCGTCGCCCACTCGACCACCGACATGACTCCCGCGATGCGGGCCGAGCAGATGATGGCGATCCACGACCGCATCATCCTGCCCAACCAGGCGACGATGCAGCAGTCGGGCCAGTCGTTCGACGTGGTGGGGTTCGTGAAGAAGGTGTCGGGCTACGCGATGGTCGACGAGATGGGCGAGTTCCTCAACAGCGGGGAGGCCCCGTTGCCGGACGGCGACGAGCGAGAGATCGACGCGGCGAACAAGCCGCTCGAAACCAAGCGCACCTACGAGCGAATCAATCGCCCGAGCGGGACCAGAAGGGGCGCTGAGAAAGCCCTGACTCAGACCCTTCTCGGAGCGAGTGGCAACCCCGACGAGATGGACTCCATCGGCCGCGAAGGCCTCTGAACGAGAACTACTGAATGCCGATCTACTCTTTCCGCGACGACGACGAAAACTTGGTGGAGCTGCATCTCAGCTTCTCTGGATACGACGCGATCTACGAGAGTCGCCACGAAGACGGCTCCAACATCATCGACGGTTAGCGTCTCCGCCGCGACATCCGAGCCGACCTCGGCCCGAAGAAGACAGCCGACGTGTGGCCGCTCCCTTCCGAAAGTCTCGCCATCGACCCTTCGCAAATCCGCGACGCGATGGCCCGAGACGCGAAGGTCGGCATCCCTACCGATTACCGCAAGGACGGCTGCCCGATTTTCCGCAGCGAGAATCACCGCAGCTCCTACATCAAGTCCCAAGGCCTCCAAGACCTTAAGCGATACAACTGACCTATGGCTACTGAAAACACCGATACCGAACCCGTCGAAGCTACCGCCATCGAGACCGCTAAGGCTACGTTCGTCGAGAAGTACGAAGCGAAGCTCGCGGAATCGAAGCCCGTCGAAGTCGACGCCGACGCCGAGGAGGCTGAAGAAGCCCTCGCGGCCCACAAGGCCAGCGGCGAGCCCGCCCAGCCCCTCGACGACGTCCTCGACAGCCTCGGCGTCGAAGACGAAGCCGACCTGGACGCCGCCATCGACGCGGCCCTCGACGCGGGTATGACCGAAGAAGAAATCTAGGGGTACAGTTCCGCTGCCGCCCTGAAGGACGCCGCCTCGCGTGCTTCGAAGAGTAGCGATGACTCCGATGGCGATGAGCAATCCGCCACCGAAACGATGGATTGGGACTACCTCGATCCTGACGTGAAGGAAGCCCTCACGGCGTTCAAGTCCGAGTCTGAAGCGGCTGCGAAGTCGATGCAGGCGGAGATTACGTCGCTGAAGAAGATGGTCGAAGAACAGGCAAGCGCCGCTGGCCAGCAGCGTTTCGCCCAGTACGTCGATTCCTTGGACAAGCCTCAGCAGAAGCTCCTAGACGCTTCTGGCCGGCGGCAGGTCCGAGAGGAAATGGAAGTTCTTCGCGACGGCTACCGAAGTCGAGGCAAGGGAGTTCCTGACGAACAGGAGCTTTTCACGAAGGCGTTTAACAGCACCTTCACCAATGACATCAAAAAGATCGACGCCGATCGCATCAAGCGTCAAGTGAAATCCCGTCAGAGTCAGATGTCGGTCCCGCCCACGCGGCGAGACTCGATGGACTACGTCGGGGATCCGCTCGAAGTCGCTAAGATCAACTTCGTGCAGAACTATGAAGCTGCACTCGCGTCGAAGGGATAATGAACAATGGCTACTCTCACTCCTGGCGAGATCGTCGATCTCGTCAACACGACTCTAAAGGATCTGGGTCGTGACAAGATCACGAACCTGATGAACGGCCTGTAGGAGTATTACGCGATGCCGCGTCTCCTTCGGGACGGCGTCTCGTACGACAGCGGTACCGCCCTTCAGTGGCAGCTCGCCCTGAAGAACAGCGGCAACGCGAAGATGACGGGCCTCTACAACGTCGACACCCCCAACGTGGACGACGTGACCGCGAACGCCAGCATCGACTGGAAGTTCATGAACACCAGCTACGCCTTCGATCGGCGTGAGCTGGCCATGAATAGTGACACCGCTCGGATCTTCGAGCTGCTCACGATCCGGCGTCAGGATGCCTTCGCCGCTGCTGCCGACCTCCTGGAGTCCCAGTTCTGGGGAAAGCCCACTGGCACCAGCGACGTCAAGACCATGAACGGCATCAACTACTGGATGCCTTGTGCGAGTGCCGCCGACACTGGTGGCTTCCTCGCGACCAACCCGAACGGCTTCAGCTCGGTCGCGGGCCTCGACGTGACTGCCGCCGCGAACGCTCGCTGGCGTCACTTCACCGCTTCGTACGAGACCTACACCAAGACCGAATCTAGTGCGGGTGCGGGCGATGCTCTGACTCAGCGGATGCGTCTTGCCATGCGTAAGACCGGCTTCATGCCGCCGGTGTCCCTGCCTGAGTACCGCACCGAGGACAACTTCTTCATCGGCACCACTCTGAACGTGCTTCAGAAGCTGGAAGAGGCCGTGGAGGCTCAGAACGAGTCGCTCGGCAACGATGTCGCGTCCAAGGACGGGAAGGTCCTCTTCCGCAACGTCCCGATGCTGTGGGTCCCCCAGATCGACGCGGGCGAGGGCGGTTCCTTCCTTCAGGCCGACGGTACGGCCGCTACCGATCCGGTCCTCGGCGTTAACCTCGGAGTCCTCAAGCCTGTCTTCCTTCGCGGGGAGTTCATGCGTGAGGAGGCTGCCGAGACTTCCACCAACCAGCACAACGTCTTCCACGTTCAGATCGACTCGACGCTGAACCTCAAGTGCGTTGACCGCCGTCGCCTCTGGTCACTCCACAACCAGGCTTCTGCGTGACCGACTGAATTAGGAGAGCTACAAATGACTGTGATTCCTCAGACTACTTACGCGGGTGACCGCGTTACGCCGAAGCAGAAGGTGTATTGGGACGGGGCCAATGGCCCCCTCCTGACCGGCCATCTTCTGTGCTTCGACATTTCGGTGGGCGACGGCAAGACCGTTGCCCGTCCCGCGACCGCGGACCTCTCCGCGATGGCGGGCGTCTACGACGGCGATCAGGGCGGATCGATTGCCTCGGCCACTTGGGTCGACATCGTCCCCGCTGGTTCGCGGGCGATCGTGACCATCGTTGCGGGCAGTGCGAACTACGCCGACAACGAGGGCGTCATCGCTGCCAACGGCTCGTTTGCTGGCGGGCTGGCTTCGGGCAATGGCAATGCTGCCATCGTCGAACCTGGCTACATCGGCATTGCGATCGGCGGAAACGGCACTACCACGTCTCCGAAGGTCCTGCTGAACGGCTGACCCAACTCACCCCGTCCCGCTTAACGGCGGGATGGGGCTTTTCGACTCTTCCCCACGCCAAAGGACACCGATGAAGGAACACGCGAAGATCGTACTGATTGGCTTTGGTCTGGGCTTGCTGATCGCAATGATTCAGGGGTGCAACCTGAGGGACATCATCAAGACGAACACCCCCATCGCAATTTAGAAATCGCAGGGGCTACCTTCTAAAATCACGCTGAATCAGGCCCGCGGCGAGTACGACTCGTGGCGATCGGACGTGCAGCGGACCGACGCGGAGTGGCGGCAGTCCATCGACGGCGGCGAAGAAGCCCTCGGCCTGATCGAAGGCTTCGGCATGTCGGCCCTGTAGGCGTACTCGCCCCTCGCAGGCCCGCTCTCGGCCCCGCTCCTGTTGTTCGGTGGCTACTTCTTCGGTAACGGCGGCAAGCGGAAGCAGGAGCAGAAGTCCTACAACGCGGGAATCAAGATCGGCCGAGACATCGTCGCGACCCTCCCGAACGGTGCGAAGGCCTGATGGTCACGAAGAACACTGACGACGGGATGGTCTCCCGCCTCCAGATCAAGGACTACCTCGCCATCGCGGGGCTTAGTCTCGCCCTGATGTCCCCCGTCCTCGGGTGGGTGTGGAGGATCGAGTCTCGCGTCCAGCGGATCGAAGACACCCGCTACACGCGGGATACGGGCGAGTCCGCCGACCACGCTCTGTCTGAACGGCTGCGGGCCGTGGAGGAGGCCGTCATCCGC